GACATCCCACGGGCTGCCTGTTGGTTGGGTATTCCGATTTCTCGGTTTCCCTTCCAGCAGAATCGCCCACCACCCAGAGCATTATGCTCTATGAACGATCCGTATTAAACAGATCGGAGTTTAAAGTGGTTTCATTGAGCTCAAATAAATTGAGGATCAATGTCCACTTGGTTTTTAAACTTCCGACCTACCTGGCTATCTAACCAGGATACGAAATCCGCCATAGAGTCCTGAAGCTCATGAGGATACACCTCGATATCCGGATGTACACCCAACTGCTTGAAGGCCCTTCGGCCTAACAAGAACGGTTGGTGCCTCTCGATCAGGTTACTGACGCTTGTCAGTACGCCCGTTCCGAGGTTGTGCTCCGTCATATCGATCATGTATCCGAGCATCAGTGTTCTGGGGCTCCCATAGAAGACGAGAGATCGTCCTCCGGCGGTCGATGGATTCTGATACAACCCTAGGGTTGAAATCAGAGTGTGCTCTGGCAAAGAAGTCCAGTAGCCCTTCGAATCCGCCTCTCTCCGATCGTCCAGTTCGATCCGAAATAGACCGAACTCGGACCTCGTGCCTATGTAAGCGAGAATTCCATCTTTTCTTAAGATGGCGTTCATCGCTTCCAATAAAGCTCGAGAGACCGGAGAATCCAGCATCGTTTCGACCCACAATCCTGAGGTACTGTCGTACCTGAATAGGAATAAGGTCTTCGGCTGTTCTTGATGCATACCATAATCCTTTATTAAAGAGATTGTTGGATGTGTCTACTACAGCCTGGCACGATGCCGGACTGTCGGCAACTAGTGTTCGAGGCTTTGAAGGGGTAATGTCATAACCCCCGAAACCATCGGTGCCACAGGACTCTCTAAAGTGTCCGTGAACATAGCTTTTGGCTAGATTCACTTTCAACTGAAGAAGTTCCATGGCACGCACTAGTCGCTCATACCCGTGTGTGGGGATGATAATATCATCACCAAACACACGGACCTGGAATCGACGTCTTTTGATCGATTCCCAAGTGATCTTCTCGCTACCGCTAAAGGTTATACCTAAAGCGATGCAGAGCATCACAAGGGACATGATCGGAAACGTCGTTGCAGTACCCTGCGAGGCGAACTTCCGTAATGACAGGAAGCTCGGGACATCAGAGATTTCATCTCTGATGTACCTCGTACGTGCGGCGTGCAGAGCTTTTAGTAGGGAAGGATTCTTCCTCACTATACGCTCCACGGTCCAACACGTCAGTCGATCGCTAGCATCCGATAAATCAACGGTTGCCAACTCTCGATCCAGGGAAGCTTGCAAGACCATACGGCCTGATTTGCCCTGATCCTTGAAATCAATGAAATGCGTACCGAAGTGCGCACGACACTGATCAAACAAGAATCGCAATAACAGCTGCTGACACCACTGATGTGATGTCGGCTCCGCTGCTATCAACCGAGGACCTTTTGCGGTCTTCGGCACGGCAATCAACCGTGCAGCCACCTCATGATTAGGTGGATGGGCCTTTCCACTTAGCGGTGTAGTACCGCATAGGTGGAAGGGGAAGGCCTGGTCGAGCTTAGCTGGCCAGTTGGGGAATTGGGATTTCTCCCAATTCTTCAACCTTTCAGCCACTGCTCCAGGACCATGTCTGAAGCCGGAACCATGACCCTCGAGATACAGAACGGTAGAATACCAATCTGCATCAAAAGGATCAAAAGTCCCGAAGATCAGGTCAGCGACTTGCTGAATCTGATCGAGGAGACGAAAGTCTTCCACCTTTCGCTTGGCGTCACCTGCTGTGCTCTCCAAAGAGAGTAACAGACGATGATCAGCCAGCGGGGGGTAGATATAATCAAGACTTTGCACAAGATGTACATTGTCCAGATTATCCAGACTATCGTCAACCCCAGAATGAACCAACCCATGATCTAACCGACCTGTTTCTTTGGAAACAAGATCAAAAAGATCACGAGAATCACAGAGATCGCGACCGTAATGATCG